GGAACGGATCATGCTGCCATTAGTAGCCGATAGTGAAAGGTTGCAACCATGATTGTCATCGCCTGTCAGTGCTCTTTCCTGTGGTGAATGCGCAGGCTGATGCGCGGATAGACATGCCCCACTGGTAAACGAGGCGCGATCACCAGGCGGGTAAAGCCGCTTGTAGCCGGGACCAGTAAGCAGGAGATCACCGCCTGCCGCCACACATTATTCGGCCCTTTAGCTCAGCGGTTAGAGCTTGCGACTCATAATCGCCAGGTCACTGGTTCAAATCCAGTAAGGGTCACCAAAAACACCGGAGTACCGCAGATTAACGTTGGTGTTAAAAATAAATGCGGTGGATAGTTGAGTGCCATCTCAACACAAATTAACCGCCAGTGCATCATGTGGCGTAAAGCCTCAAAGGTAGCAATAATGCAGTCGTGCTTTTCTGCATTGCACCAATGATAAAGGCAAATGATGAAGTCAGGGTTAACAACTTTCCCCGGTATAGCGTGTAACCAGCGCGGCGATCAGGTTTGACGGCCAAGAAGAGATTGGCGCACTTACAAGTTACTTTGTGGTTTTATGTTGAACGCTTAGAGGCGCAGAGTAACTTGAAGTGAATGGAATGCTGTGTGGAGTTTTTGCCCATCCTTGTGATGGGCTTTTTTTTGGTTGTTATAATGTTGCATAATAGGACATAATTGGAATCAACAGCTCATTTATTGGTAAGGGAATCTCAAGCGGCAATTTGAGTTTACCCGGACCTGTTCAATAATTGAGTAGGAATCGTCCTAGTTGAACTGGTCCCCTTCTGGGGGTGGAAATGAAACGTATGCAAGACAAAGAGAGCGTTGCTGGTATTTCATGGCTTATCGTTCTGGCTATCGCGTGCTGGGGTGGCCTGGTTCGCTACCTCATAGACATCAAGAACAATAAGGCTACATGGAGCTGGATTAACGCTGTCTCTCAGATGGTTGTTTCCGGTTTTACTGGCGTTATCGGTGGGCTAATCAGCGTTGAAAGCGGGTTCAGCCTTTATATCATCCTGGCGACTTCCGGCATGAGTGGTGCAATGGGTTCTGTTGCGCTGTCTTATTTTTGGGAGAGAATTACTGGAGTGAAGAATGCAAATCAGTGACAAGGGCATCGCCCTGATTAAGAATTCAGAAGGCTTCCGTGGAAATGCCTATCCAGATCCGGCAACGGGTGCAAAGCCATACACTGTAGGGTACGGCACAACAGTTTACCCGAGCGGCATGCCAGTCAAGCTGGGAGACAGGGTTACACAGGAGCAGGCTGACGCCTACCTGCGCAATGACGTGAAGAAGTTTGAGTCGGCAGTGAGCAATGCCGTTAAGGTTAAACTTACTCAGGGCCAATTTGATGCGCTGGTGAGTATTGTCTATAACGTTGGCCCGGGAAGCAAAAATAAATCTGGCATCATCCAGTTAAAGGATGGATCACCATCAACACTTCTTCGCAAGCTTAATTCTGGTGACTACTCAGGTTCTGCCGATGAGTTTATGAAGTGGGTTTCTCCAGGATCATCAGTAGAAAAAGGGCTACGAATCCGCCGCGCTGCTGAACGTGCGTTATTCTTATCGTGAACGTTGATATCAAGTCACTAATCATGCCAGTGGTATTTGTGCTGCTGGCCCTATGTGGCTGGTATTATCATGGCCAGTATAAGCAGGCATCAGAAGATCTTAAGCTGGCTAAGTCAACAATCACCGACATGCAGACACGCCAGCGCGATGTTGCTGCGCTTGACGCAAAGTACACGAAGGAGTTAGCTGATGCTAAAGCCAGTAACGATTCTCTCCGCAATGCTGTTGATGATGGCCGTAAGCGGTTGCGCATCGCAGTCGCCAGGAAAAACGCCGCCACCACCCCCGGCGTGGGTGATGCAGGAACCGCAGAACTTGCAGAATCAGTTAGACAAGATTATTACGATCTCAGATCAATGATTGCATTGCAGGATAAGCAACTGCGGTCGGCGCAGGAATATATCAAAACACAGTGCTTGAGGTGATTAATGGCTAAAAAGTTAAAGAAGCATCTTGAGATTACAGTTCCGCTTTATGGCGTTGTATTCATGTGCTTCCCTACCGTTGAAGCTGAGACTAAATTCATTGACTGGGAGAATATGAGTCGCAACCATTGCGCTCATGTTTCAGTGATAGACAGCGCAAACCTTCCATCTCGCGTAGTAATGACATTTAGATCTTTAGATGAATACTGCACTGAAGCGCTTGCTCATGAGTGCGTACATGCAGCGTGGAAAGTTTTAGAGTTGGTTGGAGTTAAGTCGGACGTTGATAACCAGGAGACTCTTGCCTACCTCACTGGATGGATTGCAAGGCAGGTTAATAACTTCATGATTGCGCATGTTGATGCTGCTGCTGAATAATTGCCTTACACAGCGTTATGATATAACATCATCGAAAGCGGTTGGGCCGCTTAATTTAACTGCCTTGGGGGCATACTGATGAATCGTTTTATGCAGTCTTTTTTATACGCTTACCAGTCTGAGGCTGGAGATGAAGAAAAACCAGCTGGCGGCGATGCGCCAAAGACTTTCACCGCTGAAGAAGTTCAGGCTGCTATTGCAGCTGCAGTTGAAGCGGAAGTCGCTGGGCTGAAGGCTAAGACAGATGAATTACTGGCAGAGAAGAAAGCTGGTGATAAACGCCGACAGGAAGCCGAAGAAGCTCGCAAAATGGCCGAGCAAAAGGTCATGAAAGAAGAAGGCCGCTTCGCCGAGTTCGAGAAAACGATTCGCGGTCAGTATGACCCGGTGATTGCTGAGAAGGATGCGCGGCTAAGTGCCATGCAAAACCGCATCCTCTCAAGCGAGCAGAAAGCCGTGATTGGCAGCCTGGTTGGTGATTTCATTGACCCAAGCGCAGCCGATGTTCTTGGCCTTCTTGTTCGTACAGAGTTCGAGGGGGATGAGGTGGTGACCAAGTTTGCTGGCGCAGATGGTAAGGTTATCACTACAGATCCGGCGCAGTTCAAAAAGTACCTGCGCGAACACAAAGCATTTTCGCACCTGCTAAAAGCAGATGCAGCTTCCGGCGGTGGGGCTGGCGGTAGCAAAGGCGGCGGGGCCGCAAATAACTTCAGTGAAATGTCTGAAGCTGAACGCATTGAGCTTTACAACAAAAATCCCGCCGAATTTGAACGGCAAATGAAACTACAACGAGGTAAGTAAATGGCTATCACCACTATCGGCGACATCGTAACAGGTAAAACTCCTGTACTACTGTCCTACATGACCCAAGATCCTGTCGAGAAAACCGCATTCTTCGATTCAGGAATCCTGACACCAACCCCATACGCCGCTGCTATTGCGAATGGCCCATCAAATCTGGCTAACATTCCATTTTGGAAAGCTATCGACTCATCTATTGAGCCGAACTATTCGAATGACGTTTACCAGGATATCGCGACTCCTCGCGCCGTTAATACTGGCGAAATGATGGCTCGCGTGGCTTACCTGAACGAAGGTTTCGGCCAGGCAGATCTTACCGTTGAACTGACCAGCCAGAATCCACTCCAGTCAATCGCTTCTCGTCTGGATAACTTCTGGATGCGCCAGGCTCAGCGCCGCCTGCTGGCAACCTCGCTCGGCATCTACAACAACAACGTGACCGCAACAGACGCATACCATGAGCAAAACGACATGGTAATCGACGTCTCTGCCACGCTGGGCTTTGATGCTGGCGCATTCATTGATGCTACCCAGACTATGGGCGATGCACTAATGGGTCCGAGTGGTAAGGTTCTCGGCACTATCGCCATGCACAGCTTCGTTTACGGCCAGGCTCGTAAGCAGCAGCTGCTGATCGACTTCCAGCGCGATGCAGAAAATGACACCATGTTCCCAACCTATCAGGGTTATCGTGTCATCGTTGATGACAGCATGACCGTGGTCGGCACTGGCAATGATCGCAAGTTCATCAGCATCATCTTCGGGCAGGGTGCAATTGGATACGGCGAAGGCTCACCAACCAACCCACTGGAGTATGAGCGTGCTGCTTCGCGCGGCAACGGTGGTGGCGTTGATGTGCTGTGGACTCGCAAAACCTGGCTGCTTCACCCGCTGGGTTACACCTTCACCAGCGCAGTAATCACTGGTAACGGTAGCGAAACCATCGCCCGCTCTGCTTCATGGCAGGATCTGGCTA